CTGGAGGTACACGGGCAGATTGCGCAATCACGCAGGTGAATGGATTGCTGTTGGATGGCACGCCGATGGGCGGTTTATGTTTGCTGGGATGGACCACCCTTTCAACCTCGCTCCACCGCCCAAGAAAACGATGCGGGTGCGGAAGTGGCTTGTCGTTCGTGAAAACGGAATGACCGCCACTTACCTTGATAGAGCAAAAGCAATGGCAACAGAGGAAAACATTTTCGCACTCATCGAGATCGATCGAGAAGTCGAGGAGGGGGAAGGGCTATGAGCCGTATCCACATTTACCAAGCAAAGATTGTCGATGTCGTTGACGGTGACACGTTCGATTTGATGATTGATCTTGGCTTCTGCAGCTTCACGCAACAGCGAATGAGGCCCTACGGCATCGATGCACCGGAGATGAGGACGCAAGCAGGAAAGGATCTTGCATGGGCTCTTGCGATGGAGTATCCGCTAGAGCGGTCGATCATCGTCCAATCCGTCGAGGCTCCCAGGAGCAAGCAATTTCGCGACAAGTACGGGCGGTTCCTTGCCATCATTTACGATGCTTGGCCGATTGCATCAAAAGCGATCAGTAACGGCGATAAGATCATCGAGGTTGCTCCATTGTCGCTCAATGCTCGGCTCATTAGCGATGGATTGGTCAAGGAAAGGTATTGGTAGGTTTTTAGGTTTATTTTTTGGAGGTCGGAATGGAGATTACTTTTGATCGAAAAACGATTGCAAGCTACATGCAATTTTTGCAACTGAGGCAATCGCCTGTTTATCACTGGAAAGGATCGGCGGCTGTTGTTCCTGACGAGTACGCAGCATCCTTTGGCATGAAAGCCAAGCGACGCAAGGTCAGCTATGATCCTTGCGCGAAGTGCTTTGATTACCAGCGGGATATTGTTGGAATCGCGATCCGCAAAAAGAAGTACGCAATATTTGCTGATTGTGGGCTCGGGAAAACTTTGATGATCCTTGAGTTTGCTCGACACGCATCGAAGCAAAGCGGCGGCAAGGTGCTGATTGTTTCGCCATTGATGGTGTGCAAGCAGACTGTTGATGAGTCATCGCGGTTCTATGACGATCTTTCGATTGGTCGCATTGTCGCATCGGACTTGCAAGAATGGCTGTCGAGCAACGATGGGCCATTGATCGGCGTGACCAACTACGAAGCGATCCGCGAAGGGCTCGAGCGTGGAAACCTCAAAGGGCTCATCCTCGATGAAAGCTCGATGCTCAAAAGCCACTACGGCGCATGGGGTACGCGATTGATCGAGCTTGGTCGAGGTCTTGAGTGGAAGCTATGCGCAACAGGTACACCGGCTCCTAATGATCGGATCGAGTATGCCAACCATGCTGTGTTTTTAGACCGAGCAAAAACGGTCAACGAGTTCCTTGCTTGCTATTTCATCAATCGCGGTGAGACTCAAAACCGATGGGAGTTAAAGCCTCACGCATTGCGACCGTTTTACAAGTCGCTTTCGGATTGGTCGATATTCCTGACGAATCCAGCGGTTTACGGATGGCGGGATAACGTCGGAGTAACTCCACCTATCAACGTGCATATCCACCATATCGACTTGACCGATGAGCAACGCAACGCTGCGCAAGCGTTGACAGGTAACCTAGTGACAACATCAGTAGGCGGGATCGGTCAGCGTGGTAAGCTATCGCAGATCGCAAAAGGAAAAAACGGGATAGCTTCAAATAAGAACGATTTTATTAGGTCGCTTGTCGATTCTTGGCCTAATGAATCCACGATTATTTGGTGCAACTACAACGATGAGCATGACCAAATGGAAGCTACTTTTCCCGATGCGGTTTCGATCAGTGGAGACACTAAGGAAAGCGATCGGCAATCGATGATTGATCGCTTCAAATCAGGCGAAGTTAGAACTCTAATTACCAAGCCTAAGATCCTTGGTTTCGGGCTAAATCTTCAGGTTTGCACTCGTCAGGTATGGTCGGGGCTCAAAGACAGTTACGAGGAATACTATCAAGGCGTGAAGCGATCCAACCGGATAGGCTCAACAAAACCGCTTAACGTGCATATTCCGGTTACTGAATTGGAGGTTCCGTTTGTCGAAAATGTTTTGCGGAAAGCGGATCGAGTTGAGCACGACACGAACGAGCAAATGAGACTATTTAAGGAGATTGGCCATGAAGGTTTCAGCGGAAAGAATGATTGAGATCGAGCAACACGCTCGACGGTTTGGATCTGCTAATTGCTGGACAGGAACTAGCGGAACATTAGCGACGATGATTATTGAATTACTCAACCACATTAAGGAGATTGAACAAGATGAAAAGCGAACTGCTTAGCGATGGCGAACAATGGAAGATACACAATGGTGACTGCATTCCGCACATGCTTAAGGACATGCCTAAATCTAGTGTTGATTTTGCGGTGTTCAGTCCGCCATTCCCAAGCTTGTACGCTTACACCGATTCGGTATCCGATATCGGCAATGTCGATGCGATGGGCATGGAAGCCAAGATCCATCTTGGGTTTTTCTTCACCGGACTCGCAAGGGTGCTTAAGCCAGGACGGGCGGCTATTGTTCACGTTTGCCAAATCCCGCGAATGAAGCGATCCGGCGGCGTTGGGCTCTGCGACTTCCGAGGGCTCAACATTCGCTTAGGTGAGCGTGCTGGACTCGTGTATGAGTACGATTGGAGCGTCCGAAAGAATCCGCAGGCTCAAGCGATCCGAACTAGATCGAGGGAGCTTCAATTCGCAGGGCTCGAATCCGATAGGGCGGCTCAACGCGGGACACTTCAAGACTACTTGATTAAGTTTCGCAAGCCTGGCGAAAACCAAGTTAAGATTGACTCGGATAATCAAGTCAGTCGGAAGGATTGGATCGACTGGGCTGAAGGATGCTGGAGTGACATTCAAGAGACAGACACTCTTAACACTGCCGAGGCCAAGTCTGAGGACGATACAAAGCACATTTGCCCGTTGCAGCTTGAGGTCATTCGGCGTTGTGTTTTGCTTTACTCAAATCCAGGAGAAATCGTTTTCAGTCCGTGTACAGGCATTGGATCAGAGGGCTATGTTTCATTGGGTGGAAAGTCACCTAAGACTAAAAAGGCGATCGCTAATCCGCGTCGGTTTTACGGTTGCGAGTTGAAGCCGGAATACTTCCGGCAAGCGGTTAAGAATCTCGATCGTGCTATTAACGGTCGCGAGTCCGAGTTGCAACCAACCCTATTTGATTGATTTGTTCTCAGGTCGGTTCGCCTCGGCAATGGTGCCCATGCTTCTCAACGCATCGGGAGTCCGGCCAAATGAACTGGTGAGCGGTACGAGCCGGGCTGCATAACCCAATCGACCGTCGGCGGATGCGTGCTTAATCTCCACTCCATCCGTCATCAGGGCCGTCCGTTCGAGAGGGCGGGCGGCTCTTTTGTGTGTCTTTAAGTTCGACGTTTTTTATTCAAGGTGAAAAGAAGTATGGAACCAAAAAACAGAAGTGATTTAGTAAGCCCTGTTCCTTTTAATGATTTGCCCAAATGGGGCGATGCGGCAACGGCATCGGAGTGTAGCTATCGGCGTGGCTTTGTGCATGGGTTTTCGCAGGCTATCGACGCAACTGAGAATGGTATGACGATCAGCGATATGATCGACTACTTAAACAACGATCTTGCAGAGTGGAGGCAGTCGAGCGCGGACACCGAAAAGATGCCACCTAATCTTCCGTAAATGGCGGTTCATTGGCTTCAACTGAGAGGTTTGGTGGAAAAATGGCTGGTGATTGGATACCTATGCGGCTCGATCTATGCGAAGATCCTGCCGTTCTTCAGATGGCCGATATCCTCGGCGAGTCCGATGAGTATGTCGTTGGTTGTTTGCATCGCGTTTGGTCTTGGGCGTCACGAAATTGTCACGATGGAACCGTGACAGGTGTCACTAAAATGTCACTGTCGAGGGCTGTCAAGCTTCCGAAAGTGATCGACGCGATGTGTTCCGTTGGCTGGTTGGTCGAGGGGAAAGCACCAAATGGAGTCTCGTTCGTCGCTTTCCCGAAGTGGGAAAATTGGCTTTCTAAGTCTGCAAAATCGAGAATTCAAAACGCGATGAACCAACGAATTGCAAGGGAAACCAAGAAATCGCAACCTGTCAAGCAGGATCCAGAACCGCCAAACCCTGTCACGAACATGTCACGGTCAGACAGTGACAAAACCGTGACCACAGAACAGAACAGTATAGGAGAGAAGAGTAGTCATTATGTCTCTCTCTCTCTGTTGGGAATCAAGCATTTTGAGTTCTTGTCAGAAAACACAGTTTGCCCTGAGTGGCTTGCACCTGAATTCTGCAGGTGGTTGGCGTTTCGATTTTCAAGAGATGCGTCCAGGGTTGAGGAGATAGCACAAGAAACACTGATTAAGCGATTGATCGAGAGAGGGAAAGAAAAAGCGCTGGCGGACATTGACTTTTCAATCAGCAAGCAAGCTAAGAATTTATTGCATTCCGAAAACGATTTTGACAAGATAGCAAAAGCAAAATTGGAATCTGCTAAGAATCCGCAAGGCAGGGAAACAAGGGGAGACAAGGCAAGGAAACTCATCGAGGACATCAAAAATGGACGCGTCTGAAAATCGATTGTTTTTTACTGAGGTAGTGTTTGCCCACTTTCCGGCTCTTTACGTTTACCTACAAGAGAACAGCGTAAAAGTCATCGACACAATTGACGCTTGGCAGGGGACACTGCGAGACATAACTACGCAAGAGGCTCTGTCAGTGATCTATAGATGGACTCGCGACGAGCTACCAAGGCCGATCCACCTGCAATATTCTGATTTTGCTTTGCACTTGCGAGGTGTAGTAATGCGAGACAGAGCGGATCAGAAAAAAGGTGTTTTGATTGAATCAATCAAGAGTCGCGAAAGCAATTCAGCAAGCTACAGCCATGTTAGTCTCAGTCCATTTATGAAGCGAATACGGGACTCAGGAGACGCGTTTAAGGCTGGGTTGATAACCAGAGAACAGCACGACGAAAACACAAAGCTTGTCTTGAGCGATCATGCTGCTGAATACAGAAAGGCTAATCTACGATGAAGCTATCCGAATACTTTGCCAGCATCGAGGATCTCAAGTCCGAAAACAAAGACCTGCGCAAGCAGTTAGAGCGAACGAGCCGAAAGCTGACTGAATCGCAGGCAAGAGTCAAAGAGTTATTCGACGCACTCCGAGCCGTCGTCAAGTCGGATCATCCAGCGTTAAGGAGGAAGAAATGAGCGAATTGAAAGTCGGCGATAAGGTTTGGGTGTTGTGCGAGGTTGTTTCAGAGCCCGAAGGTAATGGCATACACGTTACGCATCGTGGCGCTGGCTGGTATGCCGACTTGAGCGCTTGCAAACCCGTCGAGCCCGAATCGGTTGAGCAACCTACCAGCGATCCGGTCAACCCATCGCACTACAAGCAAGGGCCAGCCGAGACGATCGACATCATTGAAGCGGCGATTGCCAAGGCGCCAAACAACAAGGCGGCTGGTCTCCATTGGCAGGTTCTCAAGTACGTTTTGCGGTGCTGGTTCAAAAACGGCATCGAGGATCTTAAAAAGGCCAGGTGGTATCTTGATCGGTTGATAAAAGAGGAGGAAGCAAAGTGAGAGTTTTCATTCCAGGTCAGCCGGTGGCGCAACCACGGCCAAAGGTTTCGACGGTCGGCGGTTTTGCTCGAGCGTATGTCGACGCGAAGCATCCGATT